TTTATTGACTTCTAATATTTTTTTATCAGGATGGTCCTCTTTGTAGGAATTAAATATATTTTTTTCAAGGTTCTTGCCTCTTTGAGCTGCAGGGCTTGTGAAATTGTTTTTTGCTCTTCCAGTTTTGTCTTTCCAAACGTCAATAATATTTTTATATTTATTTTTTCCCATTATTGCTCCCGCATCACTTCCGCCAATCCCTTTTTTTCTTATATTTAACCACTCCTCTTCGTTGGCATAACTTATTTCTCTATATTGCATCTATTTTCCCTCCAGCAATATTTTTTCAATTCTTTCAAATTCTCTATCACATTCATCCTGTGTATCAAAACGAAGAATAAAGACTTCTTGAGAATATGAAAATTTTATTTCAAATTTCTTTTTTCCTATAGTATGAAAATTTGACAAATTAAATAAAATATCTTTAATTTTTATCCACATTTTTAAATCCTCCTTTAAAATCTTTAAATCTAGCTGGAACATACCATAGTAGTAGTGCCATTAAAAACGGAAATACTACATTGCCGCCAATTATCCAATGTCCTTTGATTTGGATAACTTCAATCTGAATGAAGATTGATGTCAGTATCAAAATCATCCATTTTGTTGCATTCGCTGTTGTTAGCATTTTCTTCCTCCAGTTCCTTAATTTCTTCTTGATCCATTTCTTTTTCCAGCTGTTCTCTTATTGTCATATTCTTCCTCCCATTAAAGCGTTCATTATTGCCAAATTGTCTTTTGTAAGTTGTTTTTGAACTTTTTCATACCATTCATCCCAAATTTTTTCACATTCTTTTTCTAATTTTTCTTTCAATTTTATATCTTGTATACGATTTGTAATACCATCTATTTTAATTGCCCATCCAGTCATTACTAAATCATTTTTTAAATTATATTTTTCTTTTATAACTTCTTCCGCAACTTTTTTTAATTCATTCACTGTTGTCAAATAAAATCCATCCATAAATTCCTCCTAAAAATTTTTGATACTTTCAATATCCTCAATCAGCAATTTTTGAATTGCTTTAAATGCTTTTAGATAAGCTCTTTTGTTACCCTGATATGCTTTGATACTGATTAAGAAATTGTATTAACTTAATTGTGCTATCTATTCTGTAAAGAAATTTATAAAAATTAATATTGAGAAAGGAGTTTGGCTATTAAAATTGCCAGTTTTTTTCTGCATACCTCAAGCAGTGTACTGTGTGTACAGTATGCAGATTAATAGATAGCACGATTAAATTAACACTTTTTATTGTTTTTATTGAAAAATATACTCTTTAATGTTACACTTGTTTTAATTCTCTGATAGAGAAAATTTATTTACGAAAGGGGGTATAATTATGCAATTAAATCCTGATTTAATACGTGATATTCTTTTAAAAGCTGAATTAGGAACTTATAGTATTTTAGGCAGTGGCGATGGTTGGTTTGACGATGATGAAAAAAATTACCAAAAACCTAAAGAATTATCAAGTTATTCAGACAAAGAAATTGAATATCACGTAAAGTATTTAAAAGAAATTGATTTATTAATCACTAAAGCAGACTACGGTAAACTTATTAATATTCTTGATTTAACTGTCAAAGGACATAATTTCGTTTCCAATATTAAAAACGATGAAAATTGGAACAAAATTAAAGAAATATCTTGATAATCAGTTTATTCAATATCAATAATTTCTATCTCGGAGTTTAGAAAAATTATTTCAACTAATTCAGTTCTTTCTTCTGATTTAGTACCGTAGGAGTAATTAACTTTCACGTTTTTTACTCCTTTTAAAGTTTCTCCATTTAGTTTTGGAACTAAAACTCCGTCTTTTTTTCTTTCTATTGTTATTTTATTTTTCATAAAAATCTCTCCCATCTATATTTTTATTGTCTAAGATTAATATCTTATCCAAACCCACAATTGCTTATGGGCTTGGGAAAACATTAACTAACTTAATGTTCCAGTAAAGTTTGGCTCAAGCTCTGAAATTTGTTTCGCTATTTCGTGAGCTTCCAAAATCGACAACCCCTCAATAACATCATCTGTTATTGGAGTATCGAAGCAAACATCATACTCTTCCTCTGTACCAACTAGCACTGCTACTTGATATAAAGTAGAGTTATTAACATCAGGGACGATTGAAATGCCGTACCCATTGTTATAAAACTCAACGTGACGTTTAGATTTGTCCAAAGTATTTAGGATTCTTTTAAGTAAATCCTCATTGTTCATCAATTCCATAATTTCATCTGTTACTGTTTTCATTTCAATCATCTCCTTTAAATTTATTTTTTGAATAATTTTTTGATTCTGTTTACTAATTTCTTAGCTTCTCTTTCCTTTTTCACTTTCTCGTTGTTGCTGTTTACTAATGTTACTGCTTCAAATTTCATTTTATATTCCTCCTATGCTATTTTTTTCATCGTTATTTCATACTCAATTTCTTCTTCCCCCTCTTCGTATTCCTCGTACAACTCATCCCATTCAGGATCGTATTTGTGGTATAAACATTCTCCATACACTGTTTCAACTCTAGTATGTATGAAACAAGCATTTTCAAACGCTTTTTTATATTGTAGATACTCTTCTGTATTTTCTTCTAACTCATAATCTTCAGTTAGAATTGCTTTGATTATTTCATCTGTGTAACCCAACGTATTTTCGTCAAGTATCACAAATCTTTTTAAATGTTCTCTTGTTTCTTCTATATCGCATTCGATATAGTCTATAACATCTTTTTCTAATTTTCTCATTTTATTCAACTCCTTTGGTAAAATTATTTTTTTTGCTTATTCCATTTGACAAAATGCAAATGAATAGTTAAAAAAATAATGTATTTTCATTTACAAGATTATTATACTATATAATTTTACATTTGTCAAATATATATTTGATTTTTTTCAAATTATTTTACAAATGTCAAAAAATAGGGTATAATTTTAATAATAATAACGGAGGTTTTTTAATATGAACAAAATAGAAAAAGTTTCTAACGAAATTAGAAAAAGACGTGAAGAACTTGGCTATTACCAAGAAGATGTTATTGAAAAATTAAAAAAAGAAGGTGTAGATATTTCAATTTCAGGGCTTTCAAGGATTGAAAGTATGGAAAGACAAAAATTAGATACTAATTTATTAATTGCATTATCTAAAGTTTTGAAAAAAGATTTTATCGAAATGCTTGGACACAATCCTAAAAAACAAGAAAGCAACGTATCTGATGAGATATTTACAAGCTTTATTCAAATACCGATATACGGAATGGCAAGTGCAGGAAATGGATTAATTGAAATGGATGAAAACGTTGAAGAAATAGAATATATAAGCATTCCTAATATAAATAAGAATGTAAAAAAAAGAGATTTTGCTTGTCGAGTAAGAGGGGATAGTATGGAACCACATTATCACGATGGCGATATAATAGTTGTAGATGTTCAGGATGGTATAGATATAAGAATTTTAAATGGACAAGAAGCCTTAATATATCAAGAAGGCTCTAAATATTTGAAGAGAGTATTTTTTGAAGAGGGAACAGGAAATTTAATATTAAAATCTTATAACCCAGCTTATGCAGATTATATAATTCCAAATCATGAACTTGACAAGGTTGAGTGCAAAGGGGTTATAAGTATGGTTATAAGTATGAGAAATAGAAAGTTTATGTTTTAGGAACAAAAAAGCATTAATGAGGCTGGCGGAGTTGAAAAGTAAATTTGAGAAATAAAGAGAAAAATTTAAAAAATAACGAAAAAAAGTGTTGACAAAAAAGTAAAAATGACTTATAATAGATACAGGACAGTGGGGAATCTTGAGGAAACTCCGCCAAATTAAGCCTGCTATTAAAAGTTAGCCGGGCTTTTTTTGTTGGAAAGGAAAAAAATGTCAAAGCCATTCAAGACTGTTGAGGAGCAAATGGAAATATTAAAAAGTCGAGGATTAATAATAAAAGATGAGGAAAGAGCCTTATCTTTTTTAAAAAATAATAATTATTATGAATTGATAAATGGGTACAAAGATTTTTTTATTGATAAAAATAAAACAGAGGAAGAAAAAAAAGATGTATATAGAAATGATATTGCTTTTGAAGATATTGTATCATTATATGAATTTGATTTTGAAACTAGGGCAATAATATTAAAAGGTATATTAAAAATAGAAAATATAATAAAAACTAAACTAGCATATTATTTTTCGGAAAAATATAACCAGGAATATAATTACTTAAATATACATAATTATAACGATAAGATAAAATCTGTGAAGATAATAGCGGATATTTCTAATATTATAAAAATTAATATGGTTAGTAGCAAAAGCGAAGATATGAGAAATATACTGGAATATTATTTAGAAAAACATCAAAATGTTCCGTTATGGGTATTGATAAAAAAATTTACTTTTGGAAAATTATCAAAATTTTACTCAGCTTTGATAGAAGAAATACAATTTAAAATATGTGATGATATAGAAGAATTTTATTTAAAAGAATACAACAAATCTATAAGTATAAATAATAAAACATTATCTCAAATGTTAGAGTTTATAAATATCGTAAGAAATATATGTGCCCATAATGAAAAACTTTATAATATAAGATATAAAAAAATAAAAAATGTTTCATATTCACATATAAAAAGAGACTGTCAGGGAAAACTTTTTGATGTTATAATAATCTTAAAAATCTTTTTATCAAAAAAAGAATTTGAAGAAAATGTAAAATTATTAGATAAAAATATAGAAAAACTGAAACAAGTAAATTCGTCTAAAATGTATGGAAATTTATTGAATCAAATGGGAATGCAATTTAGGTGGTATAGAGAATTGGGAGAGGTTATGGAATATAAGGAATTAGAAAAAGAAAAAATATTAATAAATGATAAAAATATGGAAAGAATTTTTATTTTTTTAGAAAAAGGGAGTAAAATTGATATAGAAAGAACAGTGCAGGAAATAGAAGAAAAATATTTAAAAGAACCTAATAGGCAAATTGTTATAGGCTATGATTTGCATAGTTATACAACTTTTGTTGTTTTCAAAAGAATAATACTTGATAATTTCTCAAAACAAGATAGAATAAAAAGAATTGAAGAGGAAAAAGATAGAGAATATTATTTTGAAGGATTCGATGAAGATTTTCTCGAGATTTTAAAAACAGAATTATAAAAAGTAAAAGGAAGCTGTAAAAGGCTTCTTTTTTGTTAAAAATATATTTGACAAAATGCAAATAAAAAGTTATAATAAATTTGAGGTGAAAAATATGAATAAAAAGAAGCAAAAAAATCTTAATCAAAAACGGCTTTTAAAACTAAAGATAGATAAAGATTTGACATGGGGAAATATTGAGGAAATAACAGGATACACACGACAAAATATAGATTATGCATTTAAAAAAAATACTCAAAAAACAATACAAAAGGTTTTTGAAAAACTGGGAACAGTTTAATTTTTTTATGCAAATTCATTTGACAAAATGCAAATGACCCCAAAAGAAAAGGAAGGAGGTGCGAGATGAAATGTGGAATAAATAAATCCAGTTTTATGTTTCCGTTATGTGCTTATCAAGCATTTAAAGTAATAAAAAACGGAGTGAATATTCAAAATATATTAATAAGTATTGGCTATATAACAGTTGCTGTAATATATTTCAAATATGAAGATAAAATAAAAAAGGCAATATATGAAGTACTGCCTTTTCTAATATTTTATGTTTTATTTGGAGTTCTTTTTGAAGGTTTTATCGTAACCTTTTTTAACTAAATAAAATAAAAATAATTTTGTTAAGTCAAACAATCCTTCAGACAATAAATCTGAAACGTTGTTTTCATCAGAAAGCGTAACAATTTTTATAAAATATTTTTGAAAAGTCAATCCTCCTGTTTTGAAAATCCATGCAGCAAAACTTTCTCCTGCGGGTTTTAATTCAGGAACAGTTGTAAAAATAAATAAAAGCAACGCAAAGATGTAATACGAAATTGCTAGCTTTATAACCAAATCTTTAGGAATAGAAAGCTTTAGACTTTTGAAGGCTTCGATGTATTCTTCTAATTTAGACTTGATAATGGTGACAGGAATTTCATTAACCGTTATTTCAAACTCTTCTTCTTTGGTATTTTTATAGGCAAGGATAGCAGAGTTGATAAATTCACTCCAAACTATATAATCTGGTATAACAGACTTGGCAACTAAACTTATTTGTGCTAATTGCTGCTCAACAGGATAAATGCTTGAGTGGAGATAATTTTTCATATCTAAATATGCGTTTACACCTGGATTTGTAGCCAACTGTATTGAAAGTGCATTTTGTCTATAAATTTCTTGAGCCATTTTAAGTTGAAAAAGTAATTCTTTTGGAATTTTTGGAAACATTATAACACCTCCTTTCGTGAGAATTTGATTTTATTTGGCGATATTATTATAACTCAAAAGGGGGTAAAAACGAAATAAGGGAGTACTAAATGGACAATAAAAAATTTGAAGAAGGAATAAATTCTTTTGCACTGTTACTCGGATCTTTTCTTGAATTAAAGAAAATGGGATATACGCAGGAAGATATAAACTGGGCATACAACACAATGAGCGGAAATTTTGTGCCAAATTTTAACGTAAAGAATTTATCCAATTTAATTGAAAGTAGAAAAGAAAATTGAAAAGTAAACAGAAAAAGCACTTCAAAAAGTGCTTGAAAAGAAACTTATGAAATACTACATATTGTAATTATTATAGCATAAAGGTGTTAAAAATACAATATGTAGGGAGAGGAGAAATAAAATGGAAAAACCTAACTATTTCGGCATATTGCCAGCGAATGTGAGGTATGATAAGAATTTAAAACCTATGGAAAAGATTTTATATACAGAAATTTCATCTTTAACAAACAAAGATGGATATTGTTATGCAACAAATTCATATTTTTCAAAATTATACGAAGTGCATAAAAATACTGTTGGAACTTGGATTAACAATTTAGAAAAACAGGGCTATATAAAGACGGTTTTAATTTACAAAAAAGGTACTAAAGAGATTATTGAAAGACGTATCTATATCAATCAAAAAATTGACACCCCTGTCAATGAAAATGTTGATACCTATCAACAAAAAGATTTAGAGCCTATCAACGAAAAGATTGATACCCCTATCAATGAAAACATTGAGGAGAATAATACAAGTATTAATAATAAAATTAATAATATATATTTATATAAGAGCAAGGAATTTAAAAAAGCATTTTCAGATTTTAAAATTATGAGAATTGGCAAAAAAGAACCCTTATCAAAACCAGCAGAGGATTTAATTCTTATGAAGCTGTATAGATTGGCAGGGGATAATGAGCAGTTAGCAATAGACATATTAAATAAATCGACTATAAACAGCTGGAAAGATATTTTTCCGCTAGATAAAAAACAGGGAGGAAATAACAATGGAAACAATGGCAGAAATGGTGAAACAAAGAACAGAAAACCAAATTATAACCTCGAATTCTAATACTTTTACAGGTGTTGAAACCGTTAATATTCGAGAAATCAATAAAAACAGGGAAATAAATTATTTTAGAAACATTTCAAATTTACCCAAAAAAATTGATGATTGCACTTTTGAAAAAGCAGTTGTGAAAAACCAAGAAGAAATGAAAATCAAAAATCTTATTGAAAGATACTGTAAAAATTTCAACAAGGCTTTAGCTAACGGTGTAGGATTGTATTTTTACGGTGTTAGGGGTACAGGAAAAACATTTTACAGTTTGTGCATATTTAATGAACTGTCGAAAAATTACAAAGTTTACCGAACAAGTTTAATGGGCATTTACAAAAGAATTAAGAAAACTTGGAAAAACAAGGACATGGATGAAGACCAGGTGTTAGGCGATTTGCTGAAAGCGGATTTGATAATTCTTGATGACTTAGGCAAAGAATATTTGAGTGAAGAATGGGGCAAAGAAAAACTATTTGAGATATTTAATATGCTTTACGAACAGGAAAAATGCTTAATAATTTCCACAACAATGGATCCTAGCCAAATGTCAGAGTATCTAAGCATAAACGGGAGCGATGATGTTCTTGACAGATTCAGGGAGAATTGTAAGGGGTTATCTTTTAATTGGGAGAGCAGAAGAAAAGAAGTCAAAAAAGAAATTTTTAAGGAGATATTTGGATAGGAGGATAAATGCAAAAAATAAAAGTTATAGAACTTTTTGCAGGAGTAGGAAGTCAAGCAATGGCATTGAGGAATATTGGAATTGATTATGAAGTCATAGGAATTTCTGAAATAGACAAGTTCGCTTTCAAATCCTATGAGGCTATCCACGGAAAAACTTGCAATTTTGGAGACATAACCAAAATCAGTGAACTGCCGTACTGTGATTTGTTGACTTACAGTTTTCCTTGCCAAGATTTAAGTGTCGCAGGAAAACAGAAAGGAATAGACAAAGGCACGAGAAGTGGACTTCTGCTGGAAGTTAAAAGGCTTCTTTTGAAATCCAAGGAAAACGGAACGCTGCCAAAGTATCTTCTGATGGAAAACGTTAAAAATCTCGTTGGGAAAAAATTCATTGGAGATTTTGAAAAGTGGCTAAGTTTTCTAAATTCGCTAGGATATTACAGCAACTGGGAAGTGTTAAATGCTAAAGATTATGGGATACCACAGAACAGGGAAAGGGTATTTGTTGTTAGCAGTCTCGAGAATATGCACTACAAATTTCCAAAGCCAAGCGAACTGAAATCCAAAATGAAAGACTTGCTAGAGGAAAAGGTAGATGACAAGTATTATTTGTCCGAGAAATATCTGAAATGCTTTTCTGACATGAAAAATAGAAATGGATTTACAAGGGGCGAAAGATTTAATCCTAGAAAAATTGAAGAATGTAATACTGCGTTTGCCATAACAACAAGAGCAGGAGCGAGACCAACCGACAATTTCATAATACAAAAAGGACATGGATTCAATAAAGGCAGAATAAAAGAAAATATAGTTCCAGCCTTAACAAAGAGTTCATGGCAGGAAAATAACTTTATCGTGAATATAAATCCAAGTGGAAAAGGCATGAACGGAAATGTATACAGAACTAATTTGAGTCCAACTCTTACAACGAACAAGGGAGAAGGAATCAAAATTTTGCATAGTGATACTTGCAGAATAAGAAAACTAACCCCACTTGAATGTTGGCGATTAATGGGATTCAGAGATATGGACTATTATGCCGCAAAGTCTGTGGGAATTTCGGATGCACAATTATACAAACAAGCAGGAAACAGTATAGTGGTAACAGTTTTGGAAGCTATATTTAGAAACTTGTTTTTAAAAAAGCATAAGAAAAAGCGAGGAATTGTGGCGGAACAAATCAAAATATTTTAGGAGGATAGATGAAAACAGTAAGAATAAACGACCTAGTAAAAAGAAATAAACAAATTTTAAGAAGAAGAAAGGTTATCGAAAAGAAATTAAAAGAGTTGCAACAAGAAGATAACGAACTTCTGAAGGAGTTGGAACGAAACAACAACTTCTTTGTGAAACGAGGAATGGAACAGATTAAATGAAAATAAAACTCATTTGTATAAGGATAGACAACAACGAACTGAAAACAACAGACAAAAACGAATGGCTTAAATTCATAAAAAGACATCGTGGAAAAGTCAAAAGCATAGAGCAATTTAATTGGGAGATTCCAGAAAATAAATTGCAGAAGGCTTTGGAATATTCATTTGATGAATTGTATAAATTTAAGCTGGAAGAAGGGAGAAAAAAGGATTGATAAAGTTAGAATTATCCATAATGCCACCATCTGTAAATTCCTTGTGGGTAAATAAACCGAACGGGAGATATAAATCAAAAAGGGGCAAAATCTTTGAAAATTTAGCTTGTGGCGAACTTAAAAAGCAATTTAGGTATAAACCTTTGGCTAACAGTTTGAAAATCCATATAAGGCTTTATTTCAAGGACAAGAGAAAAAGAGATATAGACAACTACAATAAGGCTATCTTGGATTCAATGACTAAAATTATTTATGAAGATGATTCGCAGATTGAAGAACTGAATGTTAAAAAAATAGTTGGCTGTGGATTTGATAAAGTGGAAATAGAAGTGGAGGAATTAGAAAACGGATAAAAGAATATGGATTTATAACTATTACTCAAAAAAAAGTAACAGCTCAAGGTAATACAAGCGAGTATATAGATTGTAATATTAGGATAGTAGAAAGGACAATGACAACTAAATATAATAACTGTGAAACCTAGAAATATTGTGGAGTTTATAGAGTTTTGGTAAGCGAAAATAAAAAAATAGAAAGGGAGTGAGACAATGAACGAACTGGTAATCAGAAGTGTTAAAGAGAATATAACGAGTTTGGAATTATTGGAATTAATTAATAAATTTAGAGAGGAAGAAGGAAATAAAACAAGATTGGAACATAGCGATTTGTTGAAGATGATTAGGAAAGAGTTTAAAAAGCAAATAGGTGCAGGAAAAATTTCCCCGACCTCTTATATAAATTCACAAATAAAAAACAACCAATGAATGAAAAGGAGAAAATGATATGGATTTAATTAAAGTAAGTGTAGAAAATGTAAATGGAGTATTAGTAACAACAAGCAACAGAGTGGCAGAAGAGTTGGGAGTGAGACACGATAATTTATTAGTAAAAATAGAGGAATATTTAAGTAAATTTAATTCACCTGAAGTTTCAGGGCAATTCTATATACCAAGTAATTACAAGGCTGCAAACGGAAGAAGCGTAAAAAACTATTTGATTACAGAAAAAGGAATTGCGCAATTAATTGGAGGATATTCAGCGGCAGTACCGAAAGCGTTTGATTTAAATGTGGCATATATTAATAAATTTGAAGAAATGAAAGAGGCTTTGAGGGAGCAAAAAACTCTATCAATCCCAGAGCAACTGCTGATAAATGCTCAATATCTAGTTGAAGTTGAGAAAAGGATAAATTCGGTTGAAGAAAATGTTGAAGAGTTTAAGAAAGATATTTCAAGACTTGAAAATAATCAGAGAAGAGAAGCTACCAGCAACCATTTAACAGTAATAGCCTATGCCAACATAAAAGGAATAAAGCCAAAATCATACCACGCGCCTTCTATAGGAAAGAAAGCCACTAAGATATGCAGGGAAAGAAATTTGAGAACAGGTACAGTAGTAGACAGCAAGTACGGATTAATAAATACTTATCCTATGGAAGTGCTAGATGAAATATTTTTTTAAAAAAAGTAGTTGACAAACGGTACGATATATTATATAATCATATCGTACTGTTATAGAGGAGGAAAAAATGGAAAAAAGAATTTTGAATATTTCCTATTCCAAAAGTGGTGCTGGTAGTATAACAACTAGATTATCTGTTCCTAAAAGTATGCTTGATAAAATGGGCGTAACTGAAGAGAATAGACAGATTGAACTAGAATTTGACGAAACTACTAAAGAAATCACAATTAGAAAAGCGAAATAAAAAAACTCCTTAAACCTATAACAGTTCAAGGAGTGTACACGTATAATAACGCCTAGCAACCTTATTATACTGTATAAACTCCAAAAAATCAATATTTTTAGGAGGAAATTTTTATGACACTTAGACAAGAACTAGGATTTGAAATTACAGAAAGTTTATTGGATGAACACAATCACAAGTTAAAATCAACAAAAAAGGCAGTATTTGATTTAATAGAAGAAATGTATGCCATTGTTCCAAAGGATTTTACGGGAAAAGTGGTAGACTTGGAAGACGCCTTGTGTGATTACTACACAGCAATCAAAAGAGAATACTACAAAGCAGGGTCAAATATAGAAACATTTGTTCAAAGAAACGAAGAAAAGGAAGTTGCTGAAAGAGTGGCAAGAATTGAAAGAAAAAATATAGTATAATGGAGGATAAAAAATGAGAAACGAATTAACAGTATTTGAAAATGAAAAATTTGGAAAGTTGGAAGTGTTAGTTGAAAATGGAAAGGAATATTTTCCAGCAACAGAAATAGCAAAAATATTGGGATATTCAAACCCACAAAAAGCAATAAGAGATCATTGCAGAGGAGATGGGTGCACGATTCGTTCAGTCATCGACAGACTAGGAAGAACACAAGAAAAGAAATTTATAAACGAAGGTAATCTATATAGATTAATTGCAAAATCAAATTTACCTCAAGCCGAAGTTTTTGAAAGCTGGGTATTTGATGAAGTTTTACCAACAATCAGAAAAACAGGAATGTATGTAACAGATGAACTATTAAATAATCCTGATTTAGCGATAAAAGCCTTTACAAGATTGAAAGAGGAGCAGGAGAAAAGAATGCGTTTAGAAAAAGAAATAGAAGAGCAAGCTCCAGCAGTTGCTTTTGCAAATTCCTTGACAGTATCCAAAGATTGTATTTTAGTTAGAGAGCTATCAAAAATATTAAAGCAAAATGGAATTGATGTTGGAGAAACAAGATTATTTGAGTGGTTAAGACAAAATGGATATTTAATTTCAAAAGTAGGCTCTGATTGGAATTTGCCTACACAAAAATCAATGAATCTAGGGCTATTCGTGATAAAAGAAGGCACTAGGATGTCAACAACAGAGGGTTCAAAAATTACAAAAACTCCAAAAGTAACAGGAAAAGGGCAGCAATATTTCCTGAATAAATTTTTAAAAAATAACAGACTTATGGAGGTAAATTAATGGAAAATCTAGAAATACAATTTGAAGAAAATTTGGCCAAAACACTAGAAGTATTAGCAAAACAAAAAGGAATTACTGTAAAAGATAAAGTTGACGGCGAAAATCTTTTATATGAATACATTGCGTTTGAATTAGCGGCACCTACAAACCTTTTTGATGAAATAAAAGAATTTTTGAATAGTAAAATTGATGAAATGTTTAAATAAAAAATAATAAAGTTCACAGTTATTAATTTAGCTGTGTTTTTTTATGTGAAAATCAAAAAAATGAGGAAATTTAATAATTATTAGTGCAACATTGACTTCAAAATGAAAAAATAACTAAATTTTACATTTTAAATCAAAAACAATTGATTATGGAGGAAAAATGGATGAAAAAGAGAAAACACTTAAAAGAATAAAAGAAAAGATATTATGTAATGCAGAAATGAACAACCGTGATTTTGAGTTTGCAAAACTTAACGCCAATTTATTCAAAAGTATTAAATTTATTAAGAAAAGGAAGGCTAAAAAGAAATGTCTAAAAGAATGTCGAGAGAAAACCAAAAATTAATTTACTGGTTTATTGATTGCTACGCTTATAAATTAAAAGGCGTAGATATAAACTGGCAGACCAGCAAAGATAAACCTGCCATTTCTGATTATTTTTTATACAAGGCAAAGGAAGACTTGAAAAAACTTTATATCAGGCATAATGGCAAGAATATAAAGGGATACGAGCCTTTCAGAAATATGGAAAGCAAGCTGAAAGACAGAATCGGAAACATAATTGACAAGAATTACACAAAAGAAAGCAAAATCAATATAATCACAAACGATTTAATGGATTTTGTAACTGACGAGATTCAAATGCTGTTTATAAAACTGAATGATACTTTTAGCTTGGCACTTAAATTAATGAGTAATATCGAAGCTGTCGCATTTACCAATTTCCTTTTTGACTATTTTTTGCAGAATGATATAGCAATGTGGGAAGAAATGCAAATGCTATATAAACAGCAGAATGAAGAAAAATATATTTACGCAAAGTTGAAATATAAACGTTGTGCAGTATGCAATAGAACTCCAGTTGACTTCGAACATTGGCAGTCGGCTGGAAGTTTGGGAGGTTATGCAAATGATAAGGGGCAAGGAAGATATATTTCACTTTGTAGGCAACATCATACTGAAAAGCACGATATTGGAGTGGAAGCATTTGAGAGAAAGTATGATGTGAGAGGTATTTGTTTAGATGACGAACAGATAAAGGAATTAAAGAAAATTTATAAAAATCATTTTAGAGCATTTAAGGAGGAGATATGATAAAAATATATTTATTAGTAATGACAATTTTTTTGGAAATATTGTTTATATGGCTCGAATTGAATGAATTGGCAAATTATTATGAAGCAATCAAAAATCAATTATTTGAAAGTTTTAAAATCAGAACGATTCAAAGAAACTCCGCAAGAAAAAGAGCAACAAAAAATATATTTAAAATATTGATTGTGGGTTCGCTAGTGTTATTCGGAATTTCGTTTTTAAAATAGTTCAGTCACAGAAAGTCGTTTTGGTTGGAATAACATGTAAAAATATAGTATTTATAAAGAAAAATGAAAGTCGTAAAAAGTCAATTGGATTAGAAAATTGCTGATGTCAGCAAAATGGTATTAAGAACGTTTGGCTGGTGTTAGGAAAACGATAAATCAGGAGGATAAAATGAAACTTATTGAATTATATGGAATAAAGATAAAAGAATTAACTGAAATATTGAAAGATGAAACAGTCGAAAACTTGGAAATAAAAGAAAGCATGAATTATACAGATTATTTTTGTATTTCTTTTGAACTTGATTTTAAAAAGAGAATTGAATTGAATATAGCGATAACCGAAGTGAAAGGAAACTATCAATCAAGAAATTTGAGTATTGAAGAAATAGAACGCCAATTTGATAATAAGTTTAAGGAATTAAAAGAATATCTGGAAAGCAAAAATAAAGGTGAGCTTAAAGAACTTGAGGATAAAATATCTAAGTGTGAATCGGAACTTAAAAAAATGAGGGAACAATATGATAAGATAAATAATTATGGAGAGGAATTGAAATGAAAAAATTATTATTAGGAATTACAATTTTAGGATTGACAGGAAGCTGTGCAAGATGGGAAGATACTCAAAAAGATTGGGAGAGTGATACGAAAGGGCTAAAAAGGACAGTACAAATTTATACTCTCGACGGAAAATTGTTAAAGGAATACAAAGGGCTGATAAGGGTAAGAGATTCGGATGAGAGCGGAAGAATATCATTAAACTTAATAAGCGAAAACAATCGCAGAGTTACAATTGATAATGCGATTGTAATAACAGAGGAGGAATAAATGGAAATAATAATGAGAATATTAAGTGCGGCAGTTACAATATTTTTAATTTTCTTTTTAGTTAGTTATCTGTATGCTTTAGTTGAAGATGTAAAAAAGAATCTTAAAAATATAGCCAGAATTAATTATACACTTTACAATGTGATATATTTTTTAGTATTTTTGTTTTTAAATATTCTGCTGATTTATGCAATAATAAATTTGATTGTATTTTTTGCAATTAGAGTATAAAAATATCGCTTAAAATAGTTGCAAATGTTGATAAAATAGGTTATAATTAGGAGGTAAAATTGAACACAAAAAAAGAACTTACACAAGATGACATTAATGAGCTTTTAAAGGATAAAGAAGTTTTGTATTTATTACAAGATTTAAAAACAGCAAAAACCTTTGAGGACAATATCAAAATTACTTTATACATAAAAAAAGGCGAAATAAAAGATAAAGAATATAAAACAAAAAAATATCATAGGGGCAAATAAACCACAGATGTGTGAGCCACTGAATAGATAGATTAGAAATAGTCTATTTGTTTAGTGGCTCTTTTTTTGTCTAAAAAACTAAAAAGGAATTGAAATTATGATAGTCATGGCAATTATATTTTATTACTTAGTAATAACATTAATATTAATAGTTACTATAAATTGTTTAGGAATATGGCTACGGAAATATATTGAGAAAAGGATTGATGAGGCTCTTAGTCTTTTGAATGAACTTGAGAATATAAACAATAAATTGGATACAAAGATAGATAGTGTAAAGATAAAGCTGTATGATGTGTATCTTGATAGATGTAAAGAGAGTTTGAAAAAGAAAAGGCAAATGGATAACGAGGTTAGACAAATGGCACAAAAAATAAAGGAAAAAATAGCGAAAAAATAAAATAAAAAAAGGTACTTTGGGAACTTCAAAAAATGCCTGTGGGTCTGGCGAGTCCCGGAAAACATCCGTATATGAATTTTTTTTAAGTTCATTTCCGTTCCGAAGGAGGTGTCATGTTAATAAAAGAAAATCAAATAATAAAAGCTACAGAATTGGCTAAATTACTGGGAATAACAGACAGACACCTTCGGAATTTAGCTAATGAAGGAATAATCAAAAAAACGGAAAAAGGTAAGTATTTATTTTTTGAGAGTGTTCAAGGATATATCGAGTATATAGAGTCTAAAAATGATGCAGATGTGGATTTGAAAGATGAAAAAATTAGGGAAGAAATAAAGAAAATAAAAAAAGATACAGAATTAAAAGATTTGAAAATCAAGGAATTGAAGAATCAATTGCATCCAGCAAGCATAATTGAGAAAGTGATGACAGATAGTCTTATGAATTTAAAAGGAAGACTGCTTTCTTTGTCTAATCGGCTAGCCCCACAATTAATTGCACTTGATAATTTGGGGGAAATTCAAGAGGTGATTCAAGATTCAATATTAGAAGCGTTAGAAGAACTTAGTGAATATAATCCAGAGTTATTTAAAAATAAAAACTTTATTGAAGATGATGATGAAGAGGAAGGTGTGGAAAAAGTTGAAAAACGGAAACGTGGTAGACCTAAAAAAAGCAAATGATTTATTTAGAAAAATATTTTCCGTTTTAAAGCCTCCACCTAAACTAACAATAGATATGTGGGCAGATAGGTATAGAGTGTTGTCAACCAAAAGTTCAGCTGAACCTGGTAAATGGAGAACTGACCGAGTTCCTTTTCAAAGAGAAGTTATGAGAGCTATATCAAGTAAAAAAACAGAAAAAGTAGTAATGATGTATGGCGCTCAATTGTCAAAAACAGAACTTCTTATGAATACGTTTGGGTACTACGCCGATTACGAACCGTCTCCTATAATGTTCATGATGCCGACAAAAGATATGGCACAAGACTTTTCAACCACAAGACTTAACGACATGATTCAGTCAACGCCACAATTGAAAAATAAAATTATTGAGAACGAAAATTCGAGAGACACAAAAAGACAAAAGGAATTTCCAGGTGGATATATTGTATTAATTGGAAGTAACTCAGCGGCAGAATTAGCGAGTAGGCCAATTAGAGTTTTGCTTGCTGATGAGATAGATAGATTCCCATCTAATGTAAAAGATGAAGGAGATACATTGAATTTAGCAATTGAGAGAACTAAAACTTGGACATTGAATAGAAAAATTGTTTTAACAAGTACTCCTACAATTAAAGGGGAGAGCAGAATCGAAAGAGAATACGAAAACAGCACGCAGGAAGAATATTATATACCTTGTCCGAAATGCGGAACAATGCAGAAATTGGAATGGAGAAATATAATTTTTGAAAGCATAGGGCATAAATGTTCGGATTGTTTGGAAGTTTCAAATGAATATGAATGGAAAAAAAATATGAAATATGGCGAATGGATAGCTGGAAACAATGGAGTTGACAACGAATTGGTCAGAGGGTTTCATATTAGCGAATTATACAGCCCTTTTTCAACTTGGAAAAGCATTATCAAGAAGTTTAAGGAATCAACAGGAGATGTTCAGATGATGAAAGTGTTTACTAACACTGCACTTGGAGAAACTTGGGAAGACAGGATAGAGAGAATAAATTTTGCGGACTTGGAATCAAGAAAAGAACATTATGGATGTGAAATTCCTGATAAAGTTTCAGTTCTTACTGCTGGAGTTGACGTGCAAGACGACAGGTTAGAAGTGGAAGTTGTTGGGTGGGGTGTCGAAGAAGAAAGCTGGGGAATTTATTATAAGGTATTTATGGGAAGTCCTGCTGAAAATTATGTCTGGGAACAGCTTGATAGATTTTTGGATACTGAATTTTCTTATAAAAATGGAGAAAAAATAAAAATAATATGTACTTGTATCGATACAGGTGGTCATTTTACACAGGAAGTTTACCAATATGTAAAACCACGTGAAATAAAAAGGATTTTTGGAATCAAAGGACAAGGTGGAGACGGAAAATCATTTATATCTAAACCTACTAAAACAAATAGAATGGGAATAAGTTTGTTTGTTTTGGGAGTTAATTCAGGGAAAGAAACTATTTTATCAAGATTAAAGATTGATTTACCTGGACCAAAATACATGCACTTTCCTGATAATGTCGAGCGTGGATATGACGAGGCATATTTTAAAGGAATTACTTCAGAAGTTAAGACAACCGTTTGGGAAAAAGGGAAGAAAAAAACTATGTGGAAAACAATTGGAACTAAACGGAATGAGCCACTTGATATTAGAAATTATGCTTATGCAGCATTATTAATAGCAAATCCAAATTTAGAAAGAAAATATACAACGGAGGCAATAAAGCAAACTAAGGCTGTTAAAAAAAGAAAAATATTGTCGAAAGGAATTTAGAAAATGGGAAAATCAAATTATTCAAGAGAATATATTTTAGAAATGATTGTTGAATATGGTAAAGCTGAACGAGCAGCTTTGGCTGGAACTAGTTATAAAATTGGAACTAGAGAACTTACTCGAATGGGAATAGATGCAATAAGAAAAGGAAGAGCTTACTGGGAAAATGAACTTCAAAAAATAAATGGCAAAGGCAACAGGAGAGTGAGAAGAGGTGTGCCTAGAAATCTTTAGCAGAAAAGGAGATATTTTATGAATTTTATTGATAAATTGGTAACGGCATTTAATCCGGAAAAAGGACTTAAAAGGTTTCAAGCAAGAAGAAAATTAGAAATTCTTAATACTGGATATTCAAATCACGGTGCTTCAACTACTAAAAAATCAATGCTAGGCTGGCAAAGTGCTGGCGGCGGAGTAAAAAAGGATATTTATAAGAACCGTAAAAAGTTGATTGAACGTTCGAGAGATTTATATATGGGAACTTCTGTGGCTACTGGGGCGTTGAAAACTATTAATACGAATGTCGTTGGGAGCGGATTAAAATTAAAGTCCGCTATTGATAACGAAACAATAGGGATTAGTGATGAAGAAGCCGAAGCAATAGAAAGTTTAATTGAAAAAGAATTTGAACTTTGGTCTAAAGACAAGATTGATAATCTAGGGACTATGAACTTTTATCAAATCCAGGAACTTGTATTTTTGACAGTGTTGATGAATGGAGAATGTTTTATAAAATTAAATTATTTTGAAACTCCAAAAAATCCATACAGTTTAAAACTCGAAATTTTAGAACCTGACAGAATATATACTCCAAACAATATGATTTCAGATAAAAGTGTAGTCGAAGGTGTGAAAATAGATAAAAACGGAAGAATTGAAGGCTATTATGTTTCATCTGAACATCCATTAGACGCAACTGGGGGAGTAAGCGAGAAACTTATAAAAGTTTATGGAAGCGAAAATCAAAAAAATATAATACATCTTCTTTTCACAGAAAGACCTGAACAAGTAAGAGGAATTCCAATATTATCTCCAGTTATTGAGAATTTAAAACAGCTTGGAAATTATACTGAAGCTGAACTAATGGCAGCAGTTATAAGCGGAATGTATGCAATTTTTATTGAAAGCGAAGCCGAAAATTCGAGCGGTGCTGATGTAGGCGAACTCGAAGCAGTCGAAAATGATTCGCTGGTAGATTCGGAAGATGAAACTACTATAGAACTTGCACCAGGAATGATTATGGGGCTTAATCCAGGAGAAAAAGCAAAAGCTACCAATCCAGGAAGACCTAATGCTCAATTTGATCCTTTTGTTACAAGTATTTTACGGCAAATTGGAAGTGCTTTGGAAGTTCCTTATGAACTTTTGATAAAGCATTTTACAGCAAGTTATTCAGCAAGCCGTGCAGCGCTTTTAGAAGCATGGAAAATGTTTAGGAAAAGGCGTGAATGGTTTGTAGAGAATTTTACCCAGCCTGTTTATGAGGAGTGGCTTAATGAAGCATATTTGCTCGGGAGAGTGGAGTTAAAAAATTATGGTTCTGATTTTCTTATAGATAAAGCGTGGTGTGGTTCGCAATGGAATGGACCTTCGCAAGGACAAATTGACCCATTAAAAGAGGCTAATGCCGCTGTTATAAGAATTAATAATGGATTATCGACTAGAACTAGAGAAACGGCCGAACTTAATGGAGGGGATTTTGAGCAGAATATAAGAATTTTGGCAAAGGAAAATAAATCATTAACAGAGAAAGGAGTGGTATTGAATGCCGAAACAACTCAAATTTTGGAACGTGATGAAGAATGATGAGGAAAAATCAGCTGAACTGATACTTTATGGGAGCATTGGAAGTGATGAATATTGGGATGATATATCCGATAAGGCGTTTAAACAGGATATTGAAAATCTTGGGGATGTGGAAAATATAACTTTGTACATAAATAGCCCGGGAGGGAGTGTATTTAGTGCTGTAGCAATAGCGAATACTCTTAAAAATCATAAGGCTAAAATAACAGCAAATATAGATGGATTGGCAGCAAGTGCTGCAACTATCATAACAAGTGCTTGTGATACTGTAAGAATGCCTAAAAATGCTTTATTTATGGTACATAATCCAATAACTTTCGCTTACGGAAATAATCAAGATATGCAAAAAACACTTGAAATGCTAAATAAAGTTAAAAATAGCATTATCGAGACATATTTAAATAAAGCAAAGACTGACAAGGAAACGTTATCAGAATTAATGGATAACGAAACTTGGATGAGTGCAGAAGAAGCTAAGGAATATGGATTTGTTGATGAAATATTAGATGAAAGTGTGGAAAAAGAAGTTATTGAGAATAAATTGATTATAAACAATATGGCTTTTGATATTTCAAGATTTAAAAATTTTAAAGAAAAGAAAAATCAAGATCCAAGAATTATAAATATTTCTGTAAATAGTACAGGAAGTCCTGAAGAAATAGCTGATAAATTTAGAGATATATTAAATTCGACAGAAAATCAGAAAAATGAAGGAGGAAATATGACGTTAGAAGAGTTAAAAAACAAGTTTCCAGAACTTTACAATCAAATCTTTAATGAAGGTAAGGAAGCTGGAATAACTAAAGAAAGGGAAAGAATGAGAGAAATTGATAATTTGGATGTATCAAATTATTCTGAACTTGTTGAAAATGCTAAATATAATGAGCCATTAGAAGCTAGTGTGTTGGCAGTAAATATTTTGAATAAACAGAAGGAAGAAAGAATTAAGAAATTACAAAATATTAAGAATGATAGCCAAAATAATTTTACACCGCCAGTTCCAAATAATGGTACAGCGGAAAATAATGAAGAGAAAAAATTTATGGGAGTGAATATTTCAAACATTTTTTCTAAAATGAATAAAAAAACAGAGGAGGGCAAATAATGGATTTTGTAACAAAAGGCAATGAATATGCTAGCGAACAATTTTTAAGCGGTACAGGGCATAAATATATGGAATTTGAAGTGCCACAAGGTAAGAATGTAAAAAGAGGAGACGCTGTAAATGCAGGTGCTGAACTTTCAGATGGGACGGATTTGTTTGGAATAGTTATGGAGGATGCGGATGGAACAACTGTAAAAACTAAAACAACTGTAGCTATTTCAGGAGAATTTATATTTGAAGGGCTGAAAGTGAAAGCAGGAACACAGAAAGCAGGCTTTACAAAGGCAGCTAGAGATAAAGGGATTGTGATAAAAGGATTAGGAGGTAAGGAATAATGCCAGCAGTAATAGAATTTATCGGGTTGTATGACCAGAATGTGATTAGACCAAAATCATTTATAAAGGACAGTTATTTTAAAAATAGGGAAACATCAGAAAATCAAAAAATGGAAATAGAATTTAGAAAAGGGAGACAGCTTGTAGCACCTTTTGTATCTGAATTTATTCCAGGTACAGAAATGGTAAAAAATACTTATGAAAGTAAATTTTTTCAAGCTCCGAAAGTAGCACCAAAAAGAACTTTTTCAGCTTTTGAGTTGTTTTTCAATAAAACAGCAGGAGAAACTATATATGGTGGAAAAAGTCCTGAAGAAAGAAAAGCGGACTTGCTTGCTGAATCATTTTCAGAATTTGAGGATCAGATTACAAGACGTGAGGAAATTATGTGTACCGAAGCCTTGTTTGATGGAAAAGTGGTAGTAAAAGGCGAAGGAATAGAAGGAGAAATTAAATTTGGAACAGTTGAAGAAATTACTCCCGCAGTTTTATGGACACAGCCTAATGCTGATATAATCGGAGATTTACAGGCGGCTATAACAAAAATTGGGAAAGTTACAGGATTAAGACCTGAAATGATTTTAATGGATCCTGTGGCTGCAAAATTATTTGTAGATAACGAAAAAATTCAAAAGTTATTGGATGTAAAAAATTATAATGTAGGACAAGTAAATCCGAGTGAAACAGCAGCAGGAGCTGTTTATATTGGAACAATAGCACCTTTTGGATTGCCGATTTATTCTTATCAGTCTCAATACTCTGTATTAAATGCTGATGGAAAAACTTATAGTGATAAGGATTTAATTCCTGAAGGGAAAGTCCTATTAGCACCAAGTAATAATAGAATTATGTACGGACCAGCAGCAGACGTTGAACAAGGAATAATTGTTGCAGAACGTGCTGTATTTACTGATAAGGATTCAAAATCAAATACTATAGAAATTAGAACAGAATCAAGACCGCTTCCAGTAGTTTATGACATAGAAGCTATAAAAATATTGAAAGTTAAATAGGAGGTTGTAATGAAATATAGAGCGTTGAAGCCTCTAATTTATAGCGGAGTTAGCTATGAAGCAGGGGCAGAAGTGGATATTTTGGAAAAATCAGTTGTAAAAAGTTGTCTTGAAAGAGGATTGATTGAGGAAATAAAAGATACTGCTGAAAAAGTAGTATCTAAAACTTCAGTTGATGAAGATAATGAAGATACAAAAAAAGATGATAAAGGAGATAAAAAGAATAAAAATAAATAGGTGATAATCTATGAATTTTAAAGAAATGGTTGCCAATGATATTGGAAATGTATTTTTGAATATTGATGAATTTGGTACAACGCATACTTTTAATGGACGTGAAATTAAATGTGTGATTGATGAGGAAAAATTTCAGAATAAGCAGAAAAATGGGCTTATTACACAGGAAGAGGGAACTTTTCAGGAAGGATTTACAGTCTTTGTTGGAGAAAAGGATTTAAAAATTAAGCCACATCCTGGGGAAATGATGACGTTGGACGGTGAAACTTATGAAGTTATGCTAAGTAAATTTGATATGGGGATACATGAGATAGATTTGGTGAAATATGAGGAGGTCTAAATGTTTGATGTAAAATTAGATCCGCATCAACTGGAAAAAGTAGAAAGTGCATTGAGTCAATTTCCTGATAAATTTCCAAAAGCTGTGGCATTTGCAGTAAACCGTTCTCTTGCAATGACGAAAACTGAGCAAATGAGAAGAACTACTGCAATGTATACTGTTGCAAGAGGAAAATTGGCAGAATCAATAAACGTATTTAATGCCAGTCCAGGAAACTTGGTTGGAAAAATAAATTCAAAAGGGGGAATGATTGGGCTAGATCATTTCAAATTAAATCCAAAAACAAGAAGAAAAACAATGGTTTCAGCAGTAGTCAAAAAAGGAGAAGGTGGAGATTTGCCAAATGCTTTCATTGCTTATTTTGATGGAAGATTGGGAGCATTTACAAGAGAAACAGGAAAATCTTTGCCAATAAAACGTAGAATGGGACCATCTGCTCCTCAAATGCTTGGAGAATTAAGTATCCTTGATTATTTACAGGGATTTATGGAAGAGAAATTTAATATAAGAATAGATCACGAACTTGGAAGGATATTGGAATAATGATTCATACAGAAAAGAAGATTTATGAGTTTCTTAAAAAAATAATGAAAGAAAAAGGGTTTAATGTTTATAGAGGTTTCTTGCCTTCAAACAGTTTTGAGGACAGGGAGAATGGGAAAAAGACAAATGATTATTTTCCATTTGTTATTTTAAGAATAGCGGAATTTAGACAGAATAGGGACGGAGTCGGTTATTATAACGCTTTTTCTGATTTTGAAATTTGGGTTGGAACAAAAGAGGAAAAGCAAGAGGATTATTCAAACAATTTAGAAACAGCCAGATATATAGCTGGAAAATTGCTTGAAGAAACAACAAAAGTTAGAAACGATAACGATAGCGCGGGTTTTGCGATAGATCAGAACAAGGAAATAAGAGTTCTATTTCGGAGCGACCAAGCATATCCGTATTTTTTCTCAAGAGTAACATTTACAGCTTATGCAGAGCCTATCGTGTCAGAATATACAAATTTATAGGAGGAAAAATGGAAATAGAAACAAGATATGTTTATATAGGCAGAAATATTGATTTGCCTGATGTGAGACTTAACAAGAGCGGGATATATTTTGGAGAAAAAATTGAAGAAATAAGAAAAAAATATCCTTTGCTTGAAAAATTGCTTATTAAAGTAGATGATTTACCTTTTGTAGAAAAGAACGAAATCTTGCTTGAGCAACTAACAGATGAACTTTTAGAAAGTGTGAAAGGAGAAAATGATGGCGTATAAACATGGAACGTATCAAACAGAGGCGGCAAGTGATATAAATTTGCCTGTTACGCTCGATTATGGGCATTTTATCGTGGGAATGGCACCGATTCATAAGGTTAAAAAAGGAAAAAGGAAAACTAATGAAGTTGTGAGAATTGGAACGTTAAGAGAAGCTATTGAATACTTTGGAGATACTTATGATTTAGACTTCAGTATTTCTCAGGCAGTAAAAGTATTTTTTGAGCTTTATGCAGTAGCACCTTTGTTTGTTGTAAATATCTTAGATTTGGATAAACACAAGTCTGATAACAAAAAAACAGTACAAGGACTGGAAATGAAAAGCGGGAAAGTGCTTGTGAAAAACCACAAAATTATAACAGACACT